GCATCGGCAGCATGGCTATGGTGATCATGCAACGGCCGGCCACTGAATTGCTTGCTCTCCGGATCCACTTCGTAACGGTAATGTCTCAAGCTTTGCAGCCCTTCTGAGCATTTCTTTTCATCGAAATAGCACCGATTAAATATTGTCCTGGCTGCGTTGATGCCGTCGATAACGGATAGGTTGGGAACGATCTGTACTTTGCGGCCATGGCCCAGCATGATTTCCTCGATGCTGCGCCCTGTTGCCAGCGTCTTAGCCTTTGCATCGTGCGGGAGCCAGTCTGTACCATAGATATACCCCTTGTTTTGCAGGACTTGGATGTAATGCTGTATCGATTCCTGGCTGTTGCTGTAGTAGTCGATCAGTCGTAATTCATTGTTGACCGATTGCGTAAACCAGATGCTTGTGTTGTCGGCCCATCCAAGATCCCAAAAAGTATGGACAGGTTTCAAGGCATCGTAGGGTACGTTCCGAACACGCTTCTCTTCCTGCGCTGCCCTCAACTCCTTGGCGTAGATGGCGCCTTCTAGCGACGTACGACAGTTGCCTTCCCAAATATTCTGGTACGCGTCGGGGTCTCGTGCTTTTAGCGAATCCCGCTCTTTAGCCAGGACTTCGGGAAACCAGGGATTGTCGGACCAGTTGACCTTTACCACTGCTGCATCAGACGGCGTATTGATCACAAATCTCTGGTGCGTTTCGTCGGTTTCAAGTTCGGGATTATAGGTAGCCCATATTTCCGAGCCGTCCTTTCGGATCGTCGGTATCAGTACATCCCAACTGCTTTTGCTGACTGACTGAGCCTCTTCAACCCACGCCCGATCAATCCCCTCGAAAGATTTGATTTTGTTGATGTTATTCTTGATGCCAGCAAAAACGAATTCGCTGCCGTTCCGACCGTAAATTGCCCCCTTCTCAACTTCATAGAAAGAGCCCAATCCGATCTCAAATATTTGTGTTTCAAGCAGGTGATGCACAGATTCCGATATCGAGTTCTGAAACTCGCGTGCACATAGAATGCGAAGCTGTGTAGCCGCTGCCTGGATGAGTAACGCTCTTGCTACGCCCCACGATTTCGCACCGCCCCGGCCCCCATACAGAATCTTGTATCGGTGAGCGTCGAATAAGAACTTGAGCTTTTCCGGGAACTCGGCCCGGCTTACTGGTTGCTGAGAGGGCAGTTGAAAAATGTTACTAGACATCTGGCAACCATCCCATGCGCCCTATGTGTGCATCACATGCAGCGCATTGCACAAGTGGAAATTCATCAACGAAATGCAGCAATTTAAAAGTTTTGTTGCGGCAGTGTTTGCAAGCGATTAGTGATTGAGCGTCGTTATCCGCGTTTTTGCTCGAATAAGCCAAGTAGACAACGCCGCCATCCATACTAACCCCTTAACCCCATGATTTAAATCGATTGTAGGGCTTCCTAATCGCACAATATTTAGGCAATTTCCTCATTTATTGGGATTTGCGGCTACAAATGACACTTGAATATTGTGGCTGATTGGTTTGGAAGGATCGCCGCCTTCGTGTTCGTTTGTTATTCTGTCGCCGTATTTTTTAGGAGCCAGTTTTGATGCGTACCATTTACGAGCGTCAACCCGGAGGCGGGAGCGCTGAATTGCTTCGTTATCGACAACCTCTTTGCCCCACTCATCGATGTATTTATCGTTGGCACCATCATCGGCAATCTCGACGATTTCTTCAGCGTAGTAGTCAGCGCACTTCTCTTTCGCGCGCGCGTATTGCTGCATGAATTCCTCATCCTTCGCTAGCCAATTCCATAAAACGCGATCGCTTATTCCCGCTTCAGCACAGACAGCACGAGACGATTTGCCGAGAGCAATGCCTTCACATATCGCTGCGCACAGCTTCTTAGTTTTGATTGTTGGACGTGCCATTATATTTTTAGGCTTTGTCTACAGGAATAAGGAAATGTTTAGTTACCGGGTTGTACCAACCCGCAATGCCATCATCACGAATACAGCGGTAATAGCCGGATATGTCAATCATGCTCATTTCTGATTGCACCCTTTCAAAGCCGCCCGTAATTTAATCTCACAGGCCCACCGTTCCTCAATCTCAGTCCTAAACGCCCGGCTAATCGTTATCGGATCATCCGTGGTAGAGACTCGATCCACTGCGTAAGCATCCTTACACTCTGCCGGAGTCATGACTTCACAAAAAACGGGTACCGGTCTATCGATAGTCTTGGTAACGATGATCGGCGGCCTGGTGGTGCAACCTGAAATGTTAGCCACAATCAGCAGCATGATTAAGAGGTACAGGAGGATATTGCTCATTGCGTTGCCTCTGGCGTTGGGTGAGTAATTTTGTCCTCGACTGGCACCCCTTGCGCACGTCTATAAACACCTACCACCAGCGGTGACATGATAAATATCTCAGCCGCAATGGCTTTAATCTGAGCCTCGGTCGCATCATCTTCGACAAACACGAATATTTCTTTCACCCTTTCCGCTCCCGAACGTAATCAATTTGCTCCCGGATAATCGCACCACATTGCGCAGCGGGTGCTTGTGCGATTGTTGGGAGTTTTTTGATCATCGCCGCTTTGACCTTATGTTGAGCCACCACTACATCAGCCGCCTTCATAGCATTGCTTGCCGCTTTCTCGCGTTCTTCGACGTGAGCCACGACCACGGCCACCCCTTTTTTAACGCCCTCAATGTCGGTCGCACAACCACTATTCGCAGTAGCCAGGATCGCGTTTTTGTCCTCAACCTGCCGCTGCTCGGATTGAGCTCTCTCAACAGTAGCGCCATCTTTCCAGCCCTTTACACCCCAGCCAGAGCCAAAACCTACAGCCAGGGATCCGAGAATGATTGCGATTAGCGCGAAAATGGGCATAAAAAAACCCGCCAGGAGCGGGTAGATTGATTGTGTAGAGGGCAAAACTCGAATTTGTGAACGTAACTCTACATTTGCTCCCCGTAAATATCAAGGGGTTATGAAAATAAATTACGTATTGTTACGTTTACCGCTTGACAACCCGAACAATGTTCGGTATCATTCATCATCAACTAACGAAAAGGAGAAACAAAATGAAATCAACGAGAATAACACTCAAGGAAGTAGAGAAAGTAGCGCGGCAAATTATATTTCAAGATTCTTACGGCGGCGGCTACTGCTTGTATGACAACAAGAGCTTTGGAAGCTTGCAGGAATTGTGGGGATATATACAAACGACAGAGGCTCCCGAAGGAGTCCCTGTTACTGCCTGTTCGGCAGTGGAATGAACATCATACGAATAATATTCTGAACTGCTTATTCAGCAGTAAATGTAAAACAAACACATAATTTTCTGAGCTGCCTACGCGGCAGTACATACACTATAACACAACACTAAGGAGAAATGAAATGAAAACGCAAACGACACTCGAAGAACTTCATACGGCCCTTACCATTTGCCAGTTAGCGGTACATCAAGCCAGGGAAGCCGGTGAAAACACGAAATTATATGAGTTTCTGGCAGCATCTTATATTGATGCACACCTTAACAACGTCTACGAAATTATTGAGTGTCGCCCGGAGTTTTCATAGTCCCTCAATCCATGCCCATAACCGGGCATGAGTGGACGGATTAACTAACCACCAGGAGAGATATCATGAACAACCGCATAGTTTTTACCAACAACACCGGATACGACATAAGGGATTTCGACTCCGTTTTCATTAAGTGCGTACTCGAAAACTTGCCGTTGCCGGAAGAAATAGCCGAAATTGATAGAAAATATTACATGATCAATTGATAGAAAATATTACATGATCGTGAGCAAGACTAGTCACGTCATAGTGATGTTGTAACCCTGAAGACAAAGGAGAATTATCATGAGAACACGTCAACAGATAATCAAATATCTCACAAGCTTCAATGATGCCGAATCCGACAGAATTTGTGACAGGTTGCAGCAATGCAATGTGAGAGTGATTCGAGCCAATGGGGATATAGAATCAAATACCACCATCCACACACACCTGCAGCTAATTGGCGCCCTAACCAATGATCCGTCAATAAAAGACGTGGAGTATATGTTCAACGGCAAATGGACGAAAGTATGAATTCCCCAACCCCCGAAGAAATCAAATCCGCCCGGATCGCAGCTGGGCTCACCCAACCCGAAGCTGCCGCCCTGGTTTATGTCGATATTCGAGCATGGCAGTATTGGGAATCGGGACAGAGGAATATGCACCCCACAAAGTGGGAACTTTTTAACCTGAAGACAAAGAAAGGAGAATGAAAATGAGCAAAGAATTAGCCAACCGAACAATTATTCAATTCTGGAGCGGGGATTTAAGCAACGGAAATATCAACCCGTTTGCCAGCTATGAGGCCGCTTATGCGGATTACAAAGAAATGGCTGA